CCGTGCCTATCTATGGCGGCTTGAGTCCGCAAGATTGGCAGGCCATCAAGGGAACTGGCGTAACCGGCCCACGCTATCAATTCCGCATCCGTGGCAACAGGCTGCTAGTCAATCCGGCAGCTACTGAAGGTGAAGCGTGGGCTTTCGAGTATGTCAGCAAGAACTGGATTCTTGGCGCTGACGGGACGACATACAAACAATATTTCACTCTGGACACAGATGAACTGCTCCTGCCTGAAGAATTACTGATGGTGGGCTTGCGGTGGCGGTGGAAGAAGGAAAAGGGGTTGGAGTACGCCGAGGATTTCCGTACATACGAAACGCAAGTACGCGATGCGCTGTCCAGAGATGGCGCGAAACGCACGCTGTCTATGGGTAGTGACAGCAATGGAGCGCAGCCGAAGGTATTCATTCCTGCCGGTAACTTTGTGCCATGAGAAACGCGCTTCGCACAAAGACGCAACGCTTCGCCAGAGTAAGCACGGCCAAGTCGTTTCCTGCGCCTGTGGCGGGATGGAACGACAGAGATGCTTTGGCGGACATGAAACCGAATCACGCTATCGTACTCAAGAACTTTTTCCCAAAGCCGAGTTATTGTGAGATTCGCGGTGGGCATGTCAGTCACGCTACTGGAATGACTGGAAACGGAAAAACGCTTGCCGTGCATAATGCCATGAACGGAACGAACAAGATGTTCTGCTATACGGCCAGCGGCATCTATGATGTAAGCAGCGCAGGTGCGGTAGGCGCGTCGAAACTGGCAAGAACGGATGGCAAGCATCAATGGACGATGTTTGGCGACGGCACAAGCAATTGGCTTATCGCGTGCAATGGCGTGGATAAACCTGCCTATTTCGACGGCACCACATGGACTGCCGTAGATGGTACTACATCACCCGCCCTTACTGGACTAACTACGACGAACATCATTAGCGTATTCGAGTTCAAGGGACGGCTGATGTTCATAGAGAAGGATTCGCTTTCCTTCTGGTATCTGACTTCAGGCGCTGCAGGCGGGTCGCTTACCGAGTTTGACTTGTCTGGTGTCGCCAAGAAGGGCGGCTACCTGATGGCTGGCGCAACATGGACATTCGACGGTGGTAGCGGCCCGGATGATCGCTGTGTGTTCATTACAAGCGAAGGCGAGGTAATCGTCTATGGTGGAACGAATCCGTCAAGCGCAAACACTTGGGCGCTGACTGGCGTATTCGATCTTGGACAGCCGCTTGGCCGTCGCTGCTTGCAAAAATTCGCTGGCGACCTGATCGCGCTCACTCAGAATGGCGCTTACCCGTTATCAGCCGCATTGCAATCCGCCATTGTCGATAACCGCGTTGCTATCACTGACATCATCGACAATGCTTTCAATACCGCATCGCGCTCATACGGCAGCAATTGGGGATGGGAAGGAATCGTCTATCCAGCCCAAAGTGCAATGCTGTTCAATGTTCCGATAGCAGAAGATGGTACGCATGAACAGTATGTAATGAACACCATTACAAGAGCATGGTGCAAATTTACTGATTGGGATGCAGAGACATTCGCCGTGTTCAATGGGCAACTGTACTTCGCCAAAGGGACGGCAGTCTATAAGGCGTGGTACGATACAGATGATAACGGATCGAATATCACGGCTTACGGCAAGACGGCATTCTCGTACTTTGGCCACATGGGAGCGCAGAAACGGTTCGTCATGTTCCGCCCCGTCATTGCAGCTAATGGTAGCGTTTCGTTCCTGACTGACATTGACGTTGACTTCAAGGATACTGAAATCTCAGGTACGGCGATCTACTCATCCAGTACGGGGGGGCAATGGGATGCCGGTAATTGGGACGAAGTTTATTGGGCGGCTGATATTGAAGTGCTGAAGGAGTGGACTTCGCCTGATGAAAACCTCGGCTATTGTGCTTCCGGCAAGATCAAGGTTGCAACGAATACCCTGACGATCCAATGGATGTCTTGCGACTACATTTATGAAACCGGCGGATTGATATGAGCATTGTTTTTGCCATTGAACCGCTTGCTTCTGTATGGGACGAGTTGGTGCAAAACGCATGGGAACATTGGCAGGAAACTGAAATGCACAAGCGCGGTGAGCCGTTCAATCCGCAATACGAACGCTATGCCAGCTACGGGCCGCAATACATCGTATTTACGGCCAGGGATGATGGGCGGCTGGTAGGAAATTGTGGCATGTATATCACTCGCTCCATGCACACGCAGAAATTGGTGGCGAACGAGGATACTTGGTTTTTGAAGCCGGAGTACCGAAAGGGCAGGAATGCCATCAGGTTTTACCAGTTTGTTGAGGACGACATGAAGCTGCGCGGGGTGGGGAAAATCACCATGACCGCCGCTCCCTATAACGGGGCTTGCCGCATCATGGAATACCTTGGGTACGGATTGGATAAGTATTGCTATAGCAAGGCTTTACAATCCGTCTGATTTGGACTAGGATTGCGATAGAGGGGCCGACAGTCCCTATAACGGCAATCGTTATGGAGACTGTATATGTGTTATGACGCCCCCGATCCCCCCGACTACGGCGCTGCCGCTACTGCACAAGGCGCTGCGAACGTAGAAACAGCAGTAGCCGGTTCAAGGCTAAACAATCCAAACGTCATCAATCCGTATGGAACCCAAACGTGGGTTGAGGGGGCGACTGACACTTCACGCCCGACGATGGTTCAGGAATTGAGTCCTGAACAAGAAGCGCTATACCAAAAGTCATTACAAACAAAAGGATTGTTAGGCGATCTTGGCATACAAGGATCGAAAGCCCTTGGAAGTGTCATTGGGCAGAATCTTGACTTTTCATCCCTGCCTGCCTTTCCGGGCGATGCTACCTCTACACGGGAAAAAGCCTATAACGCAATGATGGCTCGCGTGAATGAGGATATTGATAGGAAAATAGACGATAGGAATTCGCAGCTTATAGCGGCAGGTATCCGGCCTGGAACCAAGGCATACGACGATGCTATGGCTCTTATCGAGCGCGGCAGGACTGACGCCCGCAATCAAGCCATGATTGCTTCCGGTAGCGAGGCGCAACGTGATTACCAGATGGGCGCTGACCGTCGCCGTGCCGCGCTGGCCGAGATGCTTACTGGCCGTCAGACGCCGCTCAACGAGATCAACGCGCTCATGTCCGGTTCGCAGGTTAGCAACCCGTTTGCCGTGCCTAATGCGGCGCAGAATACGCAGATCGCGCCGCCGCCTATCTTTGGTGCTGCACAGTCTCTGTACAATGCTGAATTGGGGGGATATAACGCACAGCAAGCCGGAATGGGCAACCTGATGAGCGGACTGTTCGGTCTTGGTAGCGCGGCGTTGACGGGGGGCTACTTCAAATGAGCGACGATTACGGACTAGCTATGTCGGGTGTAGACCCCGAATCCTTTGCTGAATTGCGCCGTCTTAGGCGCGAAGAAGCGATTGCCGATGCGATGTACAAGCAAGGCATGACGCCGCTCCAAGGTGGCATGGTTGGTAACGTATATGTCCGCCCGTCGATTACGCAGGGATTGGCGCAGCTTGCCAATTCTTACTTTGCGGGTGAGAGGAAACGTGCGATTGAAAAGGGGTATCAGGATATTGCTACCAAGCGCGAAGCCAGTAAGAAGAAGGCTATTGATGCGCTGATGGGTGGTACGCTTGGCATTCCAGAAAAGAAGGAAACATTGTATTTTGACGATAGTGGTGTCGGTAGCGATATGAACGTGACGACTCCCGCTGTTCCGGCTACACCTGAAAGCAAACGACAGGCTTTGTTTCAGGCCATGGCTAGCACAATGCCTGAAGTTCGCAATGTCGGAACGATGGTATTCAAGATTGATGAGGCTAATGAGGCCAAAAAAGCTGCTATTGAACAACGCCTGTTTGAACTAAAAATGCGTATTGCAGAAGGGCGAATCACACAACAGGAAGCAGATAATAGAGCGGCAGAATTGAGGCGCGATTTGCAGCAAAATCAATTTGCTCACGATAAGTCTATGCGGCAACTTGCCGCTTCTCTGCAACAACCAAAATCAGCAGTCGTTACAGAAGTTGTCCGTGACGGTAAAAATGTGAAGATTGATGCAAATACCGGCAGAGTAATCGGTGAAGCCCCGATAAAAGGCAAGGGATCGGCTTTGTCTGCTACAGCGCAAAAGGAATTGTTTGAGGCCGATGATGTAATTAATGCCGGAAACAGTGCAGTATCTATTCTGAATAGCATCATTGTCAAAGACCCGGAAACCGGAAAATCGCAAAATGACATTGCTTACGAAGGTGGCTTTGCTGGTTTAAGAACAGCAGCGATGGGCTATATTCCGGGGCAGTATGCCGCTGAAGATGCTTCAGTAGACATTAAAAACAAAGTTACCGGACAAGCATTGGATCAACTGAAAACAATATTCGGAGCAATGCCAACTGAAGGCGAAAGGAAGGTATTGCTTGAACTTCAGGGTTCAATTAATTTGAAGTCGCAACAGAGAGAGGCTATCTACAAACGTGCCATTGATCTAGCGAAAAGAAGGATTGAGATCAACATGAAAAAAGCTAAATCCTTGCGTGAAGGTACTTACTTTAATGAAGGCGTATCTACTGCTCTACAAGAAGATTCAGGCGGTACTAATCCGTCAATCGCACCGCCACCGCCGCCCGGTTTTGTGGTGAATAGATAATGGGCATTCAAACTGCAACCGATCCCCAAACAGGGAAAACCGTCGCCCTTATAAATGGCGCATGGGAACCTGTTTCTGATACTGCCACAAACAATGTAGGCGCTAAAGCCTATCTTGTCCGTGATAAATGGGTTGTTGATGAGCCTGTTGCTGAGAAGCAACCACAAAAAGTAGAACCAAAATCTCTTTTTGATTCTTCTCTATTCGGATTCAATTACAAGGATTTGGCTGCTGGTGCTGTACGCGGCGCTGGATCAATTGGAGCAACATTTGTTGCTCCTTATGATATTGCGAGTGATTTGGCAGAAGGACGCGGCCTTACTCTAAAATCAAACAAAGAGCGCAGGGCGAAGATAGACGAGTTCATGCGTGAAAATGTTGGCGCTGATACCGAATCCAACGCTTACGCGGTAGGAAAATTCGGCGCTGAAATGGCCGGAACAATGGGAACAGGTGGCGTACTTGCGAAAGGCGCTCAATTTGCAGGCGCAGCGCCGCCGGTAGTCAAGGCGCTGGAAACTTTCGGCATGAGTACCGGATTATCGCCTAGTGGTGCCGCCCAATACCTAGCAAATTTAGGCATAAGATCAACAGCAGGAGCCGCCACTGGTGGCGCTGCTTCTGCATTGGTGAATCCAGAACATGCTGCAACTGGCGCTGCTTTTGGCGCAGCAGCACCGCCCGTTCTTGGAGTTGCTGGTTGGGGCGCTAATAAACTGTATGAAGGTGGAAGAAACCTGCTTGCCGGTAAGGAAGGGCAGGTGCTTAACTATTTAGATAAGGTATTCCCAGGAGGATTAGAAGCACGAAAAAAGATTGCCGTAGAGTTAATGAAGCTAAAGAGCAGAGTAACTGGCGAACGTCCTACATCTGGCATGGCTGCTGTTTCAGGTGACGTGCCAATTCCTGCGCTGAAGGCAATGGAAGAAGGCGCAAGAGCAAGGCCGGAAATGGCGCAAGCGTTTGCGGCAAGGGATGCGGCAAACGAAGCGGCTAGGGCGCGTCCATTGGAAGCTATCGCTGCTGTTGGCAGAAGGCCGCAAGTCGGGCAGAACATGCCTGAACAACTGTCACGCGCAGAAGCAACGAGGAAAACTGCAACAGCGCCAATGTATAAACTTGCAGAAAAAGATGTTGTTGTTGTTGACGATACTCTCAATGAAATTCTTGGTGGCGCTCAAGTTCAAGACGCGGCAAATCGTGCTGGACTTGGTTTGCGTCAAGCCGTGACAAATGCGCTTGTTGCAGGCAAGCAGCCACCCGGAGGAATCACCAGAGGAACTGTGACTCCAGCCTATTCGTTGCCAGAGTGGGCAATGGAGCCTATGGTTGAACAGGCTGTTAAGCCCACTACTGTAACAGTAGATTTGCTGCGTAGGTTCAAGGCCGAGATTGGAAAGGACATTTCTAATCTGAAAGGCGTTACTGATGAGGCTGGAAAGACAAAACTTGCTCAACTAACTACGGCCAACTCTCAACTTGATAAGTGGATCAGAGCAAATTCCAAGGCTTACGGTGCTGCTCAAGATACCTACAAACTTCTTTCTGAGCCGCAAAATCAAGCTGATGTTGCCGAGGCTCTTCTTAACGCATTGCGTAGTCCTTTGGGGATTGAAAGAAAAGCCGCGTTTGCTAATGCGTATAGGGATGCTGCTAGGACTATTCAAAACAAGGCTGGCGTACCGAGATTTGAACAAATTGGGCAAGTAATGTCGCCAACACAAAAAAGGATGATTGATGCAACACAGGCGAGTATTAGCAGAGAAGCCAAATATGCCGCTTTGGATGCAAAACAATCAATCCTTCCGGAAATGTCTAGCACATTAGACGTTATAGAACAAAACGTACCGGGTTTCTTGAACAAGGTTGTCACGGCAACTAGAAAAGGGCTGATCCGTGCTGGCGGACAACTAGACAAGGAATCTCAAGTGATTGTCGATAGGCTGATGCTTGAACCAAAGGAACTCGCGGCTTTTATCGTCAAGAAAACTCCGGCAGAGCAAGATCAAATTGCTAGGTATTTTGCCGGTAAAGTAAATGAGGGCGCGATTGTGAATAGTATTGTTGCAGCACAAGGAGAATAGCAATGGCATTCCTTTTCCATGGAGGTGTATAGTGTCTTACAACGGCTCGGGACTTTTCCTGATCGACTCTACTGGACAGCCGGTAGCAGCGAATACGCTGATTCAAGAAAGCGTGTTCAACGCGCTCACGGCTGATCTGGCTACTGGCCTATCCACAGCTATCGCCAAGGACGGCCAAACCACCATCACCGCCAACCTGCCAATGGCCGGTTACAGGCATACCGGCGTCGGCAATGCCAGCGCGAGAACGATGTACGCTGCGGCAGGACAGGTGCAGGACGGTTCGCTGTGCTATGGCTCTGTCGGCGGCACGGCTGACGTTATCACGCTGACTCTGACG